TATATTGAGCAGCCTTATTATAGCTTAGTTCGAGCCATCTTATTGCAGACTTGCTACCCTTAGATTTTATTCTAGATCTTAATGCCTCGCCGCCCTTGTTGATAGGATTTCTAAGAATATCATAAATCTGAAGTACTCCAATCCCATTATTATATGACTGATTGACTATTGCTTGAGTAAGCTCAGATCCACTCTTGTATCTTACCCCCAAGCCATCAGCGTATTTTATTTTTCTACTTAGAGTATAGGGGATATCTATTTCGCCAGAGTAGCTGCCAAGCGCTTCGAGGATTTGCAGCGCGTTGTTGTGAGATACAATTCTTATTGGAAGTTTCTTGCGGTGAGGAGATCCAGGTGGCCTTATGAAATTCCTTCTTATGGATTTGTCTAAATTAAATCGTTTCGAAATATCAGACAGTAATTCATATTGAGAATTGCTGTCTGTTTTACATATCAAATGCATGTGGCCGGGAGTGCCCGACTCTGATACTACAGGGTCACATCCCATCCCTTTTATCTCTTCACAGAATAAATTGAAGTTTCCAATCAGGTCTATCTCGTCGAGATCTAGTATGAACATTAAAGGCTTAGGCTTTACTGCAAATGATATATTCCTCTCAACAGCCCTATCTATCGAGCATCCTATTTTAGCAGTATTATCTTCGTTTATCTCAAGAACTGTGTCTGTTATAGAGATAGCTCTGCTTATCTTTTTTATTATTTCTGGGTCTTCTGCTACTTTATTGGACAAGCACCACCGTCACATTCTAAATCTAAATCATCTGAAGCTGAAGCTGAATTTGCCGATTCGAAATCGGATGATTTTATCTCCTTAATCTTCGCCAAAGTTTTCTCATAATCAGCTTGGGATATTGGCTCGTAAGGTGCCATCTTGAATCCATGGTCTGCATGTAGAAGGAAGGATACCGATTTAATCTTATTCTTGTAGTTCTTCTTGAGCCAATCCTTAATATCCTCCATTTCTTCCTTCTTGTAATACACAGTGACACTTATGGAATTATCGGACCAAAGCTCCTGCGCCTTTACAACCCACTCAAGCTGATCAATGGCCGTTAGGTTTTCGGCTATAATTGTACTTTCTGGATATTCGCAGGGGAATTCCACCACAGAGAAAAGATGGTTCTCTCTGCCGTCTACGCCTATGTCGTAACTAACCTTGTACCCATGATTTCTACAGAGTTGAACAAGTGGGTCGTGACTACCTATTCTAACTCTGCGTATAAAGTATCTCGAATACCCCGGATGAATCCCTGGGGTAACGAAAGGCAAAAGGCTCAGAGTTCCTGATGGCTTAACTGTCGTTAACTTGATGGACTTATTTATTCCTTTCTTAGCAGACCATTCTTCGTCAAACTGCTTCAGCTCATCGTAGCATTTGCTAATCCATGATATCTGCTTTTCAGACGCTTGTAACCATCCCGTTATTCCCTGACCAAGCCTTCTATTTCTTTTAACCACATTTCTAGTCTTCTCATATGGAAACCAAAGACCAGTTATAGCCTTCTGTGTCTTATAAAGAAGTTTACTGATATCACAAAGCTCTTTATAACTATCTATCTTTGGTAGGAATATTTCTGCCAAGTTACAACATTCGCCATCTTCTAGCCAAATCTCGCTACAGGGATTGGTTCCGATCACCTTGCTGTCATTAGCTTTCTCCCCAAGACGCCCCATAGTTCTGGCTAGCTTGCGGTTTAGGAATCCATACGGCTCGCCATTTCCCATATAGCCGTTCCATACTTCATCGATTATCTCTTCGTAATCATCCGCCAGAATTGAGTTATTGCTGTTGCCTCGGTATGGCGGAATATTTCCCTTGTCCCACCTTTTCGCTCGAAGAAAAAGATAGTCGTCGGGGTCTCCTGCGGCTAGCTGTGCAGACCTCCTGGCAGAGCCAGCTACAACAATCTTCCCGATTATGTTTGCTATGTCTAAAGCGTCTATCGACCTTATCTTCTTTCCTTCTCTGTTTCTAAGTATCTCACAGATTTCCCCTATGCCCTCAACCAGAACCTCCGGGCCACTTGCCGTTCCCCCGAAGGTCCTTAGAGGAGCGCCTTTGCCTCGAACTAAAATAGTGGAGTAGGTAAAAGATTTGCCATTATATAGATAAGACTTCAGAACCCTCCTAAGGAGCGCACTCCAGCCACTTCTTGAATCTGGCACAATGAAGTCAGCATCGTTGGATGGGATGTGAGTTATTGAAACCCCAGACTTAACTTTCGGGAAAGAATGGACATTGGCTCTCTCGATGCTGAACCCAACGCCTCCTCCGAGCATTAAGTTGTCCATGAGGTATTCAAAGTCTTCTATTTTCTCAATGGAGGTTACCCAGCAATTGAGGAGACTTGGGCCGCCAAACTGGTCAATCATATCGGTCCCAAGCTGCCAAAGGGCTCTCCCCGCGAAGCTGCATTTTAAGTTAAATATATAATCATATATTCTTTCAGCTTCTGCCTTTGTATAATCGGCCCCAATCTTTTGAGCCCCGTTTACGCACCTCGCTACTGTTTCCCACCATTCTTCAGAGCGATTAAGCCCAGGTATCTCCCTGGAATAAGTTCTTTTATAAACAATGTAGCCGAGGCCGTTACCCCCAAATGGCGGCTCAATTGTCTTGTATTTACTTAAAAAATCAATGCTTAGAATATCTTCCATCTGATAGTTCCTCGTATAAAAATTAGCTTACAGAAGTATACCCTAAGCCACTATTAGTCAATGTTGATTCTTCCTGTTTCGTTGATTCCTCCTTCATTCGGTCCAGAGCGATAAGAAGAAGAATAAGGTAGCCAACTAAATCTATTAACTGATCCTCCCCGCTTGTTTCTATTCCAGTAGAAGCAACCCTATTTATCTTGTCATCGCACCTGACTAATAGCTGCTCTATGCTGGATGCCTTTGAGAAAATCCTTATAGGAGAAAGAGCACTGTCTCCATATTTCCTATTCTTAGATATTAGTAGCTTTTTTAACTCTTCGCACTTTAGATCTATTTCGCTTCTCGTTCTATCAGACATCAATGCCATTCCTGTTCATATATTCTTTATAGCTTTTCAATATTGCATTTCTAGCTTGCTCCGCGTCAACTCCAAGGATGTCCTCGACGATTGACTTAAAGGTAAATGATGGTTCGCCCATCTCATCACTATTTATCCATTCGAGCGCATCTTTTCTTATGTCGTAATTGTCTCTCACCCAATTGCCTACATATTTCATATCAAATATTGCCTGTTCTAATACGGCAAGCCTTACTGCAACTTCAGGTCCAGCAATATCGGAAAGCTTTACCTGTCTCATGTCAGCAAGTTCGTCTGAGCATGCAAAATATTGCCAAAACTTTACTTTGTTTCTGATGTGCAACGGCCATCCAGAAGGATCATTCAGGAATTCTTCCTTCTTTTTCTTTGCTAGAATCTTGGCATCTTCCCTTGTTGCGCATCGACCAACATAAACCTTCAAACCATTATGGTAGAAAAAAGCCTTAAAACCTTTTTGCTGGTGCATTTTTTTTATAACCCTATATTGACAAAGTAATTACAGTTGCCAGATTACAACTGAGGAGGACATATATGGAAACAATTAATCTTTACTCACTTAAAAATGTCAACGTCTCACTTTTCGATTCAGGATAGATGTAGCATTATTGAACTTCACAAGTTCTATTCTTGAGTCAGAAATACATTTCTTGATCTGAATCATCTGCCTTAGCCACTGATGCCGCTCTTCTTCGTTCATGCTCCTGATCGCTGGAAGAGCGGCATGCAGTTCTCCCCTGGAAAAAACCGCCCTGGGGGCAGAATCCGACTTCGCCTCAAGCGCCCTCTTTACCGAAGGGCTCCTTGCTATATACCACGTTCCTGCGGGGGAGCTAAGTCGCAGGGCGCTCCACGGTGGATTTTCTTCAGAATTCATCCTCAAAATCCTCGATAAATCCTTCTTCGATTGAATCCATCGGGGCTATTTCCTTTCCGAGCTTATCTACAAACTTTTGCCCTGAATAAGAAAACCCCAACTCAATCTTGCCTTCCGATCCACACTCCGATCGGCATTTTAAACTATGAATCTCAGCTCGACCTAAAGAGGGGTCAAGCTGGGCAACATTTCGATCTCTCCATACAACGAGAATGTTATCGGCAACTTGGCTTATGAAGCTCGACCCCCTGAAGTCCTCCACACCAATTATGGAGTTCTCATCGTTTTTCTTCTTAGGGTGCGCTACTATATATGAATAAAGTTCATTCTCGATCGTACACTGCTTTAGGGCCAGCATTGTGTGATCAATCTCAATTCGCTCAGTATCACTCCGAGAGTGCCGAAGCATAAAATGTATGTGATCCAATATTACGGTCGGAACGCGAAGTCTTCTCTTCGCGTAAGCAGCGCAATCAACGAACTCTTCAGTAGACATCCTGCCGAAAACATTAATCGCATAAAGGGGCAACTCTTCTAGGACACGACAAACATCATCTAGATCATCTATCTGCATAGATGATCCAGTCTCGTCTTCTCTGAGATGAAACCATTTTCCGGAAATAGATTGCGAAATCTTTCTAAGAACAGCGATTACAGTTTGCTCAAAGCTGCCAAGCAATACGCCTTCCCCGCTCGAAGCTATATTAAGAGCAAGATTAAGAGTGAAGGTTGACTTACCACTCCCGGTATTCCCAGATATTACAGTCAATTCTCCCGGTCTTCTGCCGCCAATTAGATTGTCCAAACTTGGGAACCCGGTAGTTCTCCCCCGGGACCTATCCCCATTTATAAAGTCTTCCCTAAGCTCTTCAATGAAATCTCGAATATGAACGACTCTATCGTTATCCGCAGCGGACACCCTATCAATCGCTTCTACGAGCTGATTAAGGCTATTCGCCCTGGAAAAATCCGTTGCGTCCTTTGCCTCTCCCGAATTCCAATATCGGCCTTCAGAGACTTGAACCCCAGTTGGGTATTCTATAATCCTACTGCGATCTTCCCCTAGTAGTTCTCTTAAGTTTTCAGCCCCGCGCATTCCGGAATCGTCGTTGTCCATGCATATGACTATATTCCTAAATGGCTCCAGTGTGTCTAGGAACTTACCTGATATATGAGAGCACCCATTCGGTAAGCTGACTACGTTAGACATGCCAGCCTCAGAGAGAACCATGCAGTCATCTTCGCCTTCTGTTACTACAACCCTTTCATTGCCGGAAAGAAACTCAGCTCCGAAAAGACTCGATTCTGTCTTGGTGTTTTTCCGGTCCGACTTCCAGCGGGAAATCTGCTTCTCACCATCTACCCCAAGTCTCTTGTACTTAATAGCAATAAGATCCCCCGACCTATAAAAAGGATATGAGAACGCTTTCTTTTCCGAGCAGTAACCTATCCTAAATTTCCTCACTGTCGATTCCTTGAGATTTCTCCACTCGCAGAACATTTCCATGTACTGCTTATTTTCCTGAAGAAATCTCGCGTATTTGTCAGCCAGACCTCTGGGGGGCTTAACTAGCTCCGGTTTCCCGGCTGAAAATGAATCTGACATCTTAGTTACCACATCACCCTGTGACCTCTTTAGTAGAGTAAGCCCACCTCTCCAGTCACACTTATGACATATGGCATTCCCGGTTTCGGGATTTATTGTAAATGGGCGACGAGATGTTCCGTCGCAAAAAGGACATCTATCAAGCCTTACCTCGCCAGACTCAACCCTATATCTCCATCCCTTTTGCTTCAGATAAGATTCAATTTCTCTTTGCATCCAATTCACTTTCTCTTTTTGACTATATCCCAGTAGTCAGAGCCTGGAGACTTCTCATTCGATATCTCTTCTCTTTGAGCAAATCTATTTATAAGGGAGCAAAACCTTATTATGTCAGCCCCTTGATTTTTCATATACCAATCATTGGATAAGTATCTATCTATTCTAGCTTTCATCTCCTCTATATCAATTGAATCTAAAACATCAGAAACCGCGACAGACTCTCTGCCCCATTTGGGAACGTAGCTACCATATCCAAGCTCGCTAAATCTAGACGTGAAGTATTCTATAACTTCCCTAGATTCCCTTGAGCCCCCAGTTTTGGCAGAGGACTCATCAGGGAAGATTGCATCAATTACAGCTTTTCTTGATCTTGTAGGGAAATTCTTTAGATCGACTCTTAGTTCCTTCTTCCACATCTGTATAGCATTTGAATGCGATATATTGCCCGATATGAACTTTTTCCAGTAGGATATCTCCCTTGGCGAAGGCGACTGAAAGATGTGAGACTTGAATGTGTCGTGTAAGAATATTATCTTAAATTTTCTGTCTGCAGTTATCATCCCATCGCTGCCCAGAGTCGATATGCAGGATCTTATGTTAGGTATGTTGTCATTTATTATTTTTAATGTCTTATTGTCTCTGAAATCAATAATTCCGTATGGGGTATGTCTCGGCGTTGCGAAGTGGAAAATGACCAGAGCATTCCTGCAACTCTGCGGAAGATTACAGAATTTTGGATTTTCGTAGAGATCTAGCCTTCGGATAATCCTGGCCAATTTGCCGCCTCCCTATCCCCAACTTTGCATTTTCGTAAGGAGGGATCAAGCAGAAGCCTTTTTCTTTGCGAAAATCGCCATCAAAGAAAGTGCGTCCTCGGCCTTCCGTTTCGGCTTTGATCGGTTTATTCTCCAGAAATTTGTCTGCAAACCATCCGACCTTTCAGAGAAAACAGGAGTTGCCCCAATCGCAACCGAAAGCTCAAGTAAGCTGTCCCATTCTTCCTTGTCCAATATTCCGCCTCTCTTACATTGAACAATCAAAACTTCCCCCTTCTTCAAGGCAACAAGATCTATTAAACCCTTAGACTGAGCGGACCTGACTACATAATATCCATTGTCTTCTAGTATCTTTCTTGTTCGATATTCAAAGCTCCTGCCCAGTTGATATTGCGTTTGCTTTGGTTTCTTATATTCAATGCAAGAACTCCACTCATCAGGGAAAAGGACCGAGCACCTTTTTCGGAATCCAGATGTGGATATATTATTCTTCTTGCAAAACTGCGATAAATTAGTATTGCCGGATCTAAACTTCGCGAAAAGAATTCTTATTTCCTCATCACTCCTCACGCCCTTCTAGTTCCCCTTCCAGATTTTTAATTCTCTCAAGAAGCAATTTATTTTGATTCTTGAGGAATGCTATTTCCTTTTCGTACTCAACAATCAGCTTAGTGTTTATATTTTCCATTTTATAATCTCCCGTCTTCTGACGCCGATATGCTCGCGTCTATTATTTTTTGCTTCTTAGTTAAGATTGAACATATCTTCTTGTCCAGAGAGTGATTGGCTATTATCCTCTTAATTATTTGAGGCCTAGATTGACCTATCCTATGTATTCTATCTTCTGCCTGATTTATATTAGCCGGATTCCAGTCTAAGTCAACGAAAAGGGCATAGGCGCCATTCGTTAATGTTATCCCAACACCCCCGGCTCCAATTGTTAAACCAATTCCCCTTAGCTTACCCTCTTGAAATTTTTTAACAGTTGCAGACCTAGAGGTATGACTGATGCTACCAGTTATAACCTCCCATCCGTTTCTGCCAATTAGGCTGTCAATCGGGGCTCGCATTGAAGAAAATACAACCAGAGGCTCTACTTCCTCTTCGAATTCTTCAATTATAGCAAGAGCGGCAGGAACCTTGGATATAGCAAGCATTGATCTAGCTTTGGATAGCTCTTGAAATGCTGGCTCTTCTCTCTTTGTTTGCAAGCTGGAGTTCATCGCGTCTTCGAGTCGAATCCCTAGCTTGTCCAACTCTCGCATTGCCGTTTCACACTGATCCTGTGTTTGCTGATCGATTTCTACCACAATATCTTGGCGAGTCTTAGGGGGCATGTCTTTTACGACGGCAGAAAGACTCCTTCGCAAAGAAACCTTTCTTATCGAGCTAATCACTTCAGGACGAGGACTGCCCCACTCAAGCGTCCTATTATATCCAGTAGGCTTTCCATTAAACTTATAAACAAAACTTTTCCATGTACCAAATGATTTTTCCTGAAGATCAGCTATGCCGAGGATATTCCAAAGCTCAGGAGGCTTATTCATTAGAGGGGTACCAGTGAGTAACCATATTTTTCCCTTCTTGTTAGTTGCTGCCCTTGCAATGGCCTTTGTAGACTTGGTCCTGCGAGCATTGGGATTCTTCGCCTTATGGGCTTCGTCGCATATTACAATTGTACCTATTTCAGGCTTGCCATATTTCTCATCAATGCAGTATCCAAGCTTTCCCTTCCTGAATGCCGATGGCAATATTTCATAGTTTAATATGACAACTTCGCCAGGTAACGGCCACCTGAAATTTCCGCGCCCCGACAAAATTGAACACCTGAATGAATCGCCCCATAGTTCAAATTCATTTACCCAAGACTGCTTAACAACAGCAGGACATATTACGATAACCGGAGAGTTTAGAGGTATTGAACATATGGACTGGCAAGTTTTGCCAACTCCCATGGAGTCGAATAAAGCAGCGTTGCTCCTGCTCGATAAAAACTCTATCCCATGTTCCTGATGAGGATATAGCTTCAAGCCCTTATCAGATAGTCGCTTCTTAACATTACTTAGAAAATCAGACTCCGATTTTTCGCCTTCTATTTTGTTTATAAAACCTAACAGAGTAGGTGAAATCCTTACGCCAAATCCACAGCCCTTGAGCTTTCTGGATAGCTCCATTACTTTTTTTAATGGAACAATAAATGACTTACTATCAGCATTATATTTCGAACCAACTGCTTTGCATTCCTCGGCATACTTCTTGAAAGACTCTGAATCCACCCATTCTGCCGGCTTGCAGCTTGGACCATACTCCGAAGCGGTAAATCCTATTATCGGCATTTTTACCTTTTATTGATTGTTAGGGTTGCTACCTGAGGGAGAGTAACTCCGTACTAATCTTCTTCCTATTCTACTTAAAACCTTCTTCTTATTTCTCGCTGACTTCTTAAGGCACTTGCGTACATAGCTGCTATCTATTGATAGTATTTCGCAAACATCTTCAAATGTATATGTCTCGGCGCTCTGGGTTTTGTTCGCAAACCAATCCCGGGCATTCTTCTGCGACTCCTTATCTTTGTCTGTAAGAAAATCTTTCACCGCCTGAACTAACACAGAAAGTCGGATGTTTTTTTCTGGGGATGATTCATTGCTTGAGTCGCCAATCGACAAGAAGAAAAGATATGGATCGTCTTCTATTTCAGGCGGAACGGATGAAGTAGAATAAGAATGCAGGAAATCAATCTTATTCCCCTTCTCAAATTCTTCCTCTGCTTTCTTTCGAGCCTTAATTGCGTCATCTTTATTGACAAAGTAACCAAGGTGATAGACGCACCCGTTCCTTGTTAATCTGGCCCGATACTTTTGGCACCTGGAGTCGTAGTCTATACCTTTTAATGATGACATAAATAAATAGGCACACCGAAGTTATCAGTGTGCCTATTTATTTTATATCTATTTTCCTATTAACTCAAATGTTAAAACGGGATATCACCATCTTCGCTATCTTCAGACTTCCTGCTGTCTAGAAACTGTACATTTTGTGCATAAATGTCTGTGGCGTATCTCTCCACCCCATCCTTTTCGTACTTCCTATATCGAACTTCGCCTTCAATAAAAACTAAACTACCCTTCCTGAGATATTTGGCACAATTCTCGCCTTGAATGCCAAAGCATTGAATCTTGTGCCATTGAGTCGTTTCCTTCTTTTCTCCATCCCTAGTATTGAACTTGCGAGATGTAGCAAGAGAGAAGCGAGTTACATTGTCACCGGATTGACCAAGAGACTGAACTTCAGGATCCTGACCAAGTCTTCCAACTAGAATAATCTTATTAATCACAATAATCCCTCCTTAGGATTTGGGGTTAGACTTTATCTTTGTCGCCAAGGCCCTTCCTTGAGACAAAGTTCTTACTTCATCGATTTCACCACCAAGAAGCTCGATAGCCTCAGCCATCGATTCGTATCCCGCTTCCTTGGCTATCATCAATAGCTTGTTCTTCTCGTTCTTATTCATTTCTCTGTCGGATGTTTTACCCTTTGGCTCTATCTCCTTCACCTTATTCTCGGATGCCCTTGGTGCTTCAGGTGCTCGCGTCTCTTCGCTCGCGCTAGCCGGTGAGGATTCTTGGCTCGTAGAATCCTCACCGGCTAGGATTGTTGTCCCGGAATCAAGCCACTGATTAATCTGTTCCCCAGTAGACCGCGAGATCTTAAACATCTCATCAGGAGGAAAAAGAGAAGACCGATCTTTCGTCGCCATGGCGGTGTGAGTTTTCTGATCGACATCGAATACAATTGTAAACTCATATTCAAGCCCTTCTCTCTGAACTGGGGCCATGCCTACTTTTCGAGGAGATTTCTTCCCTCTTGAATCTTCTTCTAGAACATACTCCTGCTTACTTCTCATTGTTGCAATTATATGTGCAGAACTCTGTAGCATGCAATCTACAAGAGCATTGTGCTTAGGAGTGATCTGTCGCCAAGCTGCGAAGGAGTTAGTCCCCCTATCCGATATTTTCCCCTGCTGATCAAGCAAGCCACCAGATCCAGCCCAAGCATGAGACAAGGAATCAATGATGATAACATCCATCTGAGATTCAGCTTCCTTTATGATCTCAATGTACTTTGAAGGATCAAATGGCGGCTTCATCGTAGCCACATAATAATCTGGAATACCCGGCTTGCCCGCCTCTAGATCTCCAGATCCGTTCTCCGTATCGATCAGGAGAATCTTCTTCCCCAGTCCAGCCGCAAGAAGAAGCGCCCCATGCGTTTTGCCAGCCCCCGCAGGGCCACAGATGGCGCATCTTGCACGAGCCTTTTTCCGTTCTGCTTTTCTAAATTCCATTGCTTTCAGTCCTTTATCATTTTTGTGGAAATAGTTTGGATTACAACTTCTTTGGTTGCCATATCCCGAATCTCTTCCGGAATCAAGGATGAATCAAGAGATTTTTTAGTGAAGGCTTTAAGGGTAAACTCCAAGGACCCGCATCTTCCAGACTTTATATGCCTAGAAGTCAAGACCTTCATTAAATCAGATCTAATATCGCGCATTCTAGACTTGAGAGATCGCTCTTCCTCCCTTCCATCGGCCAGCATTGCAATTAATTCATATATGTCATCGGATGGGTCAATATCCTCAACCTTTGAGTAAGACAATATTTCGTCAGATATATTCTCCCAGCATTTATCCTGGAAGCCACAGAATCTACAATGCCAATCGTCGTATGGATAGGGCCTGTCCGGAATAGTTCCGTTATTCCTGTGCTCTTCTACTTGATTGTGCAATTCAATTACTTCACTAACTATATTCTCATGGTAGCTATGGTTTCCATTCCACAGGTAGTTGACATTCGCGGAATCTTGATCTCTGGAGTATACAATATTTATTTGCTTATACTCCGATGTATTCTTTGACTTACAAACAAGAACAGCTTCGTCTAAATCGAAACCTTGATCCTGTAGTCCCCTGATATAACAACAACACTGTGCGATGTAGCCGAGAGGGGGTTCTTTGTTTAGATTATCAAAGGCAAACGAACCCAATGCTTTATGCTCGAAGAGAGCCGATGTGTCGTCTGTTAGAATTAATCCATCAATATGACCATACAAAGTGGAAAGCGGAATCTTTTCTCCGCTAGTTTTGTCTATTCTGTGTCCCTCTGGGGCACCTTCTATCTCTGCTACCACCACTCCCAATTGAGAGTGCCGAATTGGGTAAGAGCTCTCTTCGAGCCACTTTATCGTTACATCCTCATGCACATTACCATCTTCGAATATTAGTGCCATTCTTCCCGAGTGCGGGCGGGGCTTCTCTCCGTTTGCCTGATATACTAAAGATCTCAGACAGGATCCGGAGTTTGAAACCCTGGGGTAGTAGGAGGATTCTTCTTGCTCGGCCATCTTCGTAGCCTTAGCAATTTCAGGGATAATCCGATCCAATCGGGGCAAATCTCGATTTTCGTTTTTCATTGACTATTGAACCTCTCTCTTTTTTCGTATACGATTATTCAATCGTGGTCAACATCATTTACCAAGGAGCGTAAAATGGATTTAATCTCTTTCGCATTAGGGCTATCTATCGGAGTAACGTCATCTATTATTTCTATCCTGATCTTCATGGGAGTTTCTGCTCGTCGCGTTCTTGCACAAAATCAAAAGATCCAGCAGGAATCGGCTAAGTTGTTTTCAAATTCTATCAAGCAGGGTATCGAAACTGCTATTAGATCCCAAAGAATGGATGAACTAATGAGCATCAAAGGAGGCCCCGATGAGTCAAGCCACTGATCGTTCCCTTGAACATATCAACAGAGCGGAGCTGGCTGAAAGATTAGCTTTTTTCGAGAAAATAATTAATCCCATACAGGTTAAAGAGGCTCTTAGTAGCGCCTCTGTTGAAACAATATCAGATGCATTTAAACAGGTTCGTGTTGTATTTCAAGGATCCTGGATGTCAATGGCAGTATGCGTAGGACTCGCACAAGAGAAAGCTGGCGTTGGTGAAAAGGTTTCAGACGAACTATCTAAAGTATTTGAAATGCATAAAAGTAGAATCTCAAGACTCGGGAAAATATACAGAGAGATTCTGCTGCCAAGATTTGAAGAAAGAGGAAGTGACGCAGAGTTCTTCATTAAGGAAATCTCATATTATGAAGCTGCGGCTGACGCGGCAACGCGAACAGGGAAAAGAGCAATTGATCTCTTAGAATATGCCGAAGAGCAAAAAATATTGAATTCTAAGTATTCTGTGAGAAAATTCAGAGATGAAATAAAAGAAGAAGGACCAGATGTTTTTAGCAAGGGGGTCAACACTCTGGCCGGAGAATTTGCCAATAAGCTATTCGAAGTATCAGAAGTGCAGGAAGATGTACTCGATGCATTCATCGGCAATTTAGCAAATCCTAAAGGATGGAAATCCGTTGTTAAAAAGGTGTCTCTGATCACAGAGAAGATAGAACTTCTTCTTTCTCAAGAAGATTCTCAAGACGAGCCTCTTTAATATTAAACGAAGCTTCCTTAATTATACTGAGAAAATACTTAAGCCCAGACTTTCCATGTCCTGACATCTCTCGAATAATACTGCAAATAAGCTCAGGATTATTGAAAATATCTTCTTCTACATCCTCTGATATCAAATTCGCATAACTTAATAGGCGATCTTTGTTTACGCCCATTGCCTTAGCAATCTGCACGATTCGCTCGCTTGCAGGGGGAACTGCATCCCCTCGTTCAATTTTGTACAGATAGTCCTTTGTTAATCCACAGATCGAAGAAAGTTCCGCAACCGTCATTCCCTGCGCCAATCTTTCGCCCTGTAGGAGTTTCCCAAAGTGATCCCGATCTTGGACATGAGAATCTCGACGTTCAAGCTGCCGAAATCTACGCCTACTGGTTCCAGTTCCGGGGTGCCGATAAGATTTGTGTTTTTCCATGGAACCTATATTAATGATCGTTTCTCCCAGGTCAACAGCTTTCGTTACGAATTTTTTTTGCTATGTCCGGATTCTCAATGATCTTACCAATTATATCGCTCGATACCTTACCGGCAAAGGCCATTAATCTATCCCGATCGATGTTCAGAATAGAAGACATGCTTTCAATGAATTTCTCGCTGGGAGGAGCTACAAGACCTCGCTCTAGCTTTGATAAGTATGAAGGACTCATCTCGACTAAGCTCGCCATCTTCCTTAAGCTTATCCCGTTCTTTTCTCGCTCCTGTCGTACTTCCTTGCCGAAATTTAATGTCTTTTCATTGTCCATTTAATTCTCCTTTGGCTCTTCCTTGGCCAAGTTTAATTATTCAACAAGAAGGATCCTCAGTCTATGCCCATTATTTTGCTCGAAAAAAATCCGACTCCCGTTCTCTATGAGTTTTCCCCGGCGGAATCCTATATCGTTACCGAATTCGCAAAATTACGCCAGGAAAACAAAGAGCGTTTCCGAGTCTCCTCCAAAAGATTCGATCCTCAAAAAGGAGATCTAGAAATCCATTTACTCGGTATGCGAGCCGAATACGCCGTTTCGGTCGCCCTCGGCGGAATTCCTCAATGGCAATTAGCTAGAGGAGGGGACTCCAACAAGGGGGACATCGTTTTGCCCAATGGCAAAACCTGCTCTGTTAAATATCGAAATAAGGCAGGCTGGGATTTTGCTCTGCAATCAGAAAATAAAAATTCTTTCCAAGAAGATATTGGCGTACTCGTTTATCCCTCTGCACGGGAACGTACCCTCTCCCTGTTTTCTTGGATTACAAAAAAAGAATTTATGGAAAAATCCACTCTAGTCGATTACGGCTACGGCCCTCGCGCAGTCGTCTCACCATCCCAAATGCGCCCTTTTATCGAGATCTTGCGGAACTCCTCAAAAAATTTCTCCTAAATTCTCCCATAAGTTGGACTTTCCCCAGATACCTTATAGAATATATCGCTGGCATAAATCACGAGGTCGCGGTGGAGGATGTGGTGGAAAATTTCTCAATAAGAAAAGTGTTGATGGCATGCGAAAAACTTAAAAAAATTACCGGACATCAATTCCTTATTGCAAGTCAAGATAAGGGATCTCTCATAAATGTATTCTCCAATAGAGATCCTCGCCTAGGAATAATATTCTCAGAACCAAGATCCTTGTTCGCTAAATATGTCTTAACAACAGAAGCACTCAAGCATCTTGCAGAGTTTATTGACTTAGAAAAATTAAGAATAGATGCAATTAGGGAAATTACAAATAATGAATGATAAAAAATACTCGCCGTGGGATTTATACGGTCCAATAGAAAAAGAAATCCTCGAAAGTGATACGGGTGACCCGTCTGTCTTTCAGGATAAAGCAAGAATTAAAAGTCCAGCTTTTAAACTTGTTAGACAATTCTTCCTTACCGCTATGTCAGATTGCTTCTCCGATAATCAATCGATTAAAAGAGATGCTATTCGATGGATTAACTCAAATGATCAATCATATGTCCTATCATTTATACCAACATGCACAATACTAAACCTAGATCCAGATGCGGTTAGATTGGCAATTAGAAATAGCAATGAAGCAATTAAAATAGGTTTCTTAAGGGAGCTCAGAAATGCATCTTAATATTATTACGGCAATAGCTTTGTCTTTGATTACTGTATCTACAGAAGATTTAAAAATTAAAAGTATACCATGGTTAGAAATGCTGGAATTTGAAGAGAATTGCAAAAGATATCCAGCTCAAATTGTTAAGGTTACAGATGGAGATACTGCCTCCTTCGATATTGATCTAGGATTCGATGTTAAATTAGTTAACCAAAAACTTAGAATGTATGGCTATAATGCTCCAGAATCCAGAACCAAAAATAAAAAAGAAAAAAAATTAGGTATGCGAGCTAAACAAAAATTAAACGACCTCATCCAGTCTTCTTTCTCACTCGAAATTTGCATCCAGCCTAAAAAGGAAAAAGAAAAATATGGAAGACTACTTGGTATTATATTCGCAGATAATGTTAATATAAATACCCTACTAATAAATCAAGGCTATGGCATAGCATACTTCGGGGGTAAGAGATCTACAACCGATTTTGATTCAATGTACGATAAGGTGTACAATGAATTGAAAGGCGAGGATGTGCGTTAATGAGATTTACACAAAACTCGGAACTTACAATGGAACTAGAACAATTGACAACCACTGAGGCGATCGCAATATTAGTTGATGTATGTAAGGCATTGCAGTGGGAAATAGTTATCCCAGATGCAGAGCACCTTAATGACACCGATGAAGTTCATGGCGTAATATTAGGTAAACTTGAGTATATAAAGTTTATCCTAGCTCAAATGCCAAAGGCAGAAGGTACAGTACATTAGGGAGATCGAGGTAATCTTTCTAAGATTAAATCAAGCTTATTGTCTGTAGTCCTAAGCTTGTCATCGATATTCTCAACCTTTTCCTTCACCACCTCTAGGTCTGTCTGCATCTGCATTTGTCGAACCGTATTTTGACTTAAGCCACTTTCAGCTGCGTTTATTCTATCCGTATGATTCGCAACTCTCTCATCTACTCGCGCAACCTCAATTAAACCTGAAGCCGCTGCTACCACACCTGCTACCGCCAGTGATGCAATAGCCCCAGCCAATGTTGTACTTATAGTTGTTGCAGACATATGCTATCCCCTATTCTAATTCTGTATTTTTTATCTCAATATTCCTTAAAAATAAGAGATAGTCATATCTTATAGCATAAAATTTTAGGCTTCTAAAGCATAAGCCTATATTACCTTGCTTGGACTTGCCCTGATTACTCCAAGCTTATCTTCAACAAAATACATCGGCAATGTCCGCATCATTCTAGATTTATATTCATTCCTTATATATGAATCTCTTATGCCATGAATTAATACTACATCTCCACGAAATGGAAAGTAACTGATACATTCAAGAAACTTTGAAACATATTTGTTGTCTTGAAGTGAAAATACTATCCCCTCACTATTCGTATGAAGTAGTAGCATTAACCAATTCATATCTTCCTCCCCATGTGCATCTAGGTTGATCCAGCGCCTATTGCCCATGCTCGCCCCAAGATCTAGACAGTGTATTTCTCGGTAGCTTTTCCTCAAAGACCGTACCCTGTCAGGAGAATCCATGTTCTCTACAAGTGTAGGATACTTGTAGTACATGGAAAAAAAGTCAAGTAAATTAATTACTTCTGACTCATTCAGAATTCTCTCCTCTGAACCTAATCCCCAATCCTTCCGCTCATTCCTTGAGCTTGCCATTACTTTTCTCCTTGTCTGTTTAGTGAAATTATACAGCCGGTGTTTCACATACACCATATCTGTGTTCACTTCCCCATCAAACCCCCAATTTAATCCGTTTACTTATTTATACCCATACCCCCACCCCATCTAGCCTGATTCGAGCAATGAAACACCCGATTGAAATCTTGCTCGTATAAACACGAAGGCCGACAGTACACATAGGGGGGGGGCAGCCGCGTTTTGTCCGATGTCGGCATAGGGCAGGCTGCACCTCCTCTTAACCCCGGCGGCAATCCAGCCGCCCAACCGGGGCAATGCCCCAAGGAGAGAACCATGTTCGATAAGGAAGAGTTGGCAGCGTACCGGGAGTATATCGACTCCCAGGAGGAGGCCAAGTCCGCCGAGTTCAAGGCGGCCTTGGCCTCCGTCAAGGTCCCTTGCGGGAAGCCGCATCGGACCCTGGCGGGCCTCCTCGCCGCTTGCGGCGAGGAGGGGGCACTGTGCCTCGACTGCGGCGAGGAGGCGGCGCTCGTTCTGCACGACCTCCGCCACTGCTAAGAAAGGGGGGCGACGCTTCGGCGTCGCCCCCCTTTCTTTTTTTAAACCTCACTACGAGTGAGTACAGCCGGGGTAGGCTTCAATGTCGCCAACGCGGCAGCGGTAAAGCTTATTCCGGCTTTTTAACCTGGCAGCAATCACGCTGCCCTAGCGGGGCAATGCCCCAAGGAGGAAACAATGGACCACTATGAGGTTTTTGCAATGCTCCAAGAGATCGGGTGGGAGGTCCTCACCCGATTCGATAGGGAGCAGGGGCGCGGCCCAGACGAGGGCCTCTACGCCATCACCCAAGATGGGGTGGTGGTCGACTTCGCCCCGGCCATGGTTCTTCGGGACTTGGACGGGGAAGTGAAGCTCATGGTCCAGAGGCTCCCGCATCGAGTCCTCGATTACTTCGAGGTGAGATGCTACGTCGGCGGGGTCTCGGAGGAGCCAGAGGTCTTTTGCCCCGCCGAGATGCTTAGCCTCCGAGACCCCCTAAGATGGGGGTCCTGGCAAGACATCCAGCACTAGGGTCTCGCGAGCTAAGAAGGGGGGGGCGACGCTTCGGCGTCGCCCCCCTTTCTTTTTTTTAAACCTCACTACGAGTGAGGGCAGCAGGAGTAGGCTTCAAACGTCGTCCACACAGCGGCGAGCGAGCTTACTCTGGCTTTACTCCCAATCAACGTCGGCGTGGCAATCCCGCCCTGCCGACTCGAACCCGCTACGAACCGAAGTAGCCGAAACCCGCTGGTCAATGCGGGTAGCAGCAATATCACCAAGAAAGGAGGTGATACCTATGGCTATGGACAAGCAGAAGTGCATCGAGGCAATCGTTGAGTACCTCGATTGCACGTTCGCGCCCCTCCTCGAGGGCTTGGCCACTCCGAGCAATCCGATCTCTCTCG